AATCATGTTGTCCATAATCTGGTCTTCCGAGGAACGTCCATCTGCCTGACCACCAGCTGAAGGCATTACGCCCATAGGTGATGGAACCTGCGAAGCTCTTTTCTCTTGCTCGAAAGCTTGAGAGGGCTGGGCAGGTGCAGCTTGAGGAGTTGTTGCTTGTCCTTGTTGGAATCTCCACAATTGTACCAAATTATCCATTGTTATTGATTCAGGAGAAGCCATCTGAGAAACAAATTGATTTGCTTGCTCAGGTGTAAATCCATGAGATTTCTGTACATACTGTTTAACATCGTGAACTTGCTTCTGTTGTTGTGCATATGCCTGACGCTTTAATACTTCATCTTGTCGGGATTTTTCTTGTGCCTGCATTTGCTCTTTAACAGTAGCAATCTCGTAATGATGCTTTAACTGATTGTACTCATCCATGTTATCTCTCCATTCATCCACTTCATCAAGATATCTAGCAGATTCGCTACTTGCATCGCTGTAAGCCTCTTCTCTACTAAATACTCTTGGTTTTTTAGGTCTTTCAGGTGGAGCTGGAAATTCCTCTTTAACTGGAGCTTCAGGGACTGCAGCTTGCTGTTGTACTTGCATTTGCTGGGTCTCTGCATTTTTCAACTGATTCTCTAACCTTGCAGCTCTTGACTGCCAATACTCAAAACGAGTGTCATCGTTTTTAGCGTCCATTGGCTGTTCTGGAACTGGTGGGGCTGAAATTGGTTGTGTTGGCTCTGTTACTTGTGGAACTTCTATTTCCTGCGCAGGTGTGGCAAATACATTGTCAGCTGCTTCCGTCTTTCCTAGAATGATATCGTCAACGGAAAATTCGCTCGAGGAGCCCTCATTAGCTTGAATCGGGTCAAATGCGTTATCAACATTACCTTCATTAGCATTCTGCGGGGTATCCTGTACATTGTTAGTTTCCATGTTAACTCCTTTTTTTCGCTGCTTCTTTGCTGGAAGAAGGTGAGCTCATTTTTCCAATCGCTTCTGCGATTTCTTTTTTTATGCCAGCAAGCATATCGTCTAGTCGCTTTTCGTAAATAACATTAGCTGCTTGAGATTTGTTTTTAATCTTATCCAACTCTGTTTCAGTTTTACTAACAGCAACTCTCTTTCTTAGATTTACAGATTCTCTATCACGAGTTTGTAAATCTCCCTTGAGTTTCTTTATTTCCTCACCAGAGGCTTGAAGTTGCTGTTGAAGTTGCTGAATAGTATCAGTTCTCTCCATAACTCCTTCAATATCAAATACCTCTGTCTTCTTAAGAACTTCTTGTCTATCAATAAGCCCTTTAGAATAAGCATCCATATAAAACTCAAGCTCTGCGTATCTATTTGTAGGTAAGGTTGAACCTGCTACAACGATAACATCATATTTTCCTACTGTAATATCGTTAACAACAGTTGCTTCACCAGTTTTATCATCGTAAAGCCTCTTGTTCATAACATATTCACTCATAGAGTTATTAGGGCTAACAAGTCTAATAATCTTTTGAGTATTATACAGTTGCTGCATTAAAGGTATGGCTACTTGTGCTACTCTAGTCAAACCAGCTTCAATGTCAGCTAATTTAGATTTAATCTTTCTTTGACCAAATTCATCAAGACTAATAGTAGCCTTGTATGTTTGTGGAGCTGCTTGTGTATTACCCATCATCATTTCATATAATCCTAACTGATGGTCAATATCATTCTTAGCAGTTATCTCGTTTTGGTATAATTCATTAGGAAGAGGTAGTGGTTGAACAGGCATAGGAGCTCCATTATCCATATCAACAGAAATAGCAACACCTGGCTGTGCCCACTTCTCTTCAAATTCTTTCATATCCACACTACCCTCGGGAACTAGAATCTTAACATTGGTAGCTGTAGTAGCATGTGCTACTATTAGCGACCTGGTCTTATTTATATATTCTTGCATATTCTTTACCATTCTAACATCTGATACTGGAAATGGTGTTCTAGTATGAATGTTAGCAAATGGTACTATTGGATAGTGCTCAATTGGTAACTCTCTTTCGTATAGTACCTTATCACCCATTATAACGCACATATGAACTCTTTTTACTTGAGTCTGCGCTACTTCAATAAGTCCATTCTTTATAAGAAAGTCTATATTTACCTCTTTAACATCTAACTTTGGAGGTTCGGGTAAGTCTTCTACTTTAATACCCTGATTTAAAGCTTCTTGTGCAATTATATCATATTGTTGTGCTAATTGCATTTCAAGTTGCTTAATAAGTTCTTTAGCTTGCTGCTCATCTAAAACAGGATTACCATTGATAAGCCAAGCTGGAGTTTGTACATAAGCATTAAACTCATCTGCTTCTAATAAATCTTCTTTACCAGAAAACTTTTCAAATATTCTATACCTATTGACCATTTTCTTATAATATCTTTCATATCCACACTACCCTCGGGAACTAGAATCTTAACATTGGTAGCTGTAGTAGCATGTGCTACTATTAGCGACCTGGT